GGATTATGCCCGGATCTTTTCATCCAAATGTGAAATTTGTATTTCACGGTGATGATAATATCTATTCGGTGCCAGAACACCTGAAGGAACAACTCCACCCAAAGAAGCTACAAGAATTTGGCGCGAGACACCAAATGACTTATACCCCAGCGACTAAAGACGATTCTGCTTTTGAGTTTAAATCTTTGACTCAATGCCAATTCTTGAAGCGACAATTCATCAGGGATTCCGACTACGGATTATTTTTGGCACCAATAGCTATGGACACTATCACAGAAATGGTGATGTGGACGCATAGAGTACCAGGATACAATCCGCGGGATTTGCTGAAGGCAGTTGTGGAAGATGCGGTTATTGAATTGACGATTCATCCAGAAGGAGAAGAAAAACTGCGTACATTGTTGAAGGCCAGCGCAGGACTACAAATATGGCCAACACGACCTTCCAAAAGGGAACTTCTAGGGAAGTTCTTTTGCGGGCAAGCATACAGACGTGATCTTGTTCAACCCACTCCGGGTGGAGCAGTGCTATCTGTAGAAGAAATGGAGGATCTGTCTGAGAATCATGGTAATAATTCTCGAGACATAATGGTTACCAACAACAGACAAGAAGAAGAAGAAGTGCAAGCAGTAGCACAATCGAATACTGCACCAACAGAGACGAAATATACACCGGATGTGCAGCAGGGGGCAGTAAGAGGAACATCGAGGATGTATTTGATGCAAGACGAGGTAAATCAGATGTTAGCAGTTTTGGAAAAGGATCCAACAAGATTCCAAACTTTACTACATAATGAGGCGACTAAGCAAGCGAAGATGGATAAGGATGTGTCGGCGGGTTTTGCTGATGTACCGGAAGTACCAAATGAGTCTGCAGACATGAGGATTGAGACGACGAACTATATCGATCAAGTAACCCCAGCAATTGGAAGGGATCCGGGAATGAGTGACAGTGCTGCTTGGAAATCTTTCACTATGGACGATCATGATCATAGTATTGAGAGAATCCTATCCAGACCTGTCGTCCTCCCAGACATTTTGTGGGCGCAGGGTGACCCAATAGGATCGACGATCTTCACTATGGATTTGACACAATTCCCACTTTCCAATCCGACTTATATAGCTAAGTTGAAGAACTTTGCTTATGTTAGGTTCAATTTGGTTGTGAGATTTGCACCAAACGCTATGCAATTTCAAGCAGGTAGGTTACTCATTGCGTTTGATCCGCTAACACAAGCGCGTGGTTCTAGAGCAATAAATAGTTCACTCCAGTATCTGAGTGCACTCAAGCACGTGGAGTTGAATCCAAACCAGCATCGAACATCAGTGTTGGTGGTGCCTTTTACTATGCCGGTTTCTATGCTGGATCTTCGACTGGG